TAGCCGGACGAGGCGATGCCGTTGATCACGCGATCGCCGACCCACTCGCGCAGGCTGGGCAGCTTGCCCAACCAGCCGTACTCTTCCGAGCCGGTGGTGGACGGAACGGTGGTGGCGATGGTGCCGAACTGCGGTGCGGCCTGACCGAGACCGCCCTGGAAAGCAGCTTTGAAGGCCACGTAAAGGGTCTTCAGGTTGCCTTGGTTGATGATCATGGAAGTGCTCCGGAGGTTTGGAAGGTCAGGCGAGGCGAACCACGCCGCTGGGTGGGAAGTCAGGTCAGCCGATGCGGACCCACACGCCGTTGGCGTCGACGTCGACGATCTCGCCGGCCGCCTTGCGGGCGCCGGAGTTGTCGGTCTTGGCCACGGTGTTGTCATCGACGATGTAGCAGGTGTTGCCGATGTCGGTGCGCGCGATCAGATCGGTCGTGGCGGAGTTGGCGAACGGGAACACGCCGGCTTCACCGTTAACGGAAATGTCGCCGGCCGCGCCGGCGGTGTTGTCCGCCTGCGTCTGGCACACGGCGCGTGCAACGCCGGATCCCGCGGTTCCGGCCGGCACGGCGTTGCCGTTCGCGTCCAGCGCGTACATCGAGCCCGCGTAGATGATCTTTGCCGCAGCGACCGGGTCGCTGAACTGATGGCCGGCGCGGCGCGGAACCAGGCGATCGGCGGTTTGAGCGGTCATGGTGAAATCCTTCTGTGACTGACCCGGACGGGTTCAGGCGGCTACGGCCGCGCGATGACGGTTGAAGCGATCAGGCGGCCTTGGCCTTGGCGAACTCTTCGGCACTGATGCCGGTGGCGCTGCACACCGCCAGCTCGTCGGCGGTAAGGCCGTGCGGGTTGGCAGCGGTCTTTTCCGGCGACCGGCCTTGGGTCTGCGATCCGGAAAGCGCGGCAATCGGCTGCGCGGTCTTCAGATACGCGGACAGCGCGGCCACATCCTTCTTGCCGAGCTCGGTTGCCCAATCCTTCTGCGCGGGCAACAAGCGGCCATCCTTCAGGCCGGCGTCGACCAGCTGCGCGACTTCGTCGCCGCGCACCTTCGCGGTCAACACCGCAAGTTCGGACTTGATCGTTTCGAATTGCGCGACCGGCACGAACTTGGCGGGGTCCGCCTCGGCGGCGGTGTCGGCCTTGGTGCGCAGCGCGGTGCACGCGGCGACCAGGCTTTCCGGCTTCGCGTCATCGGCAACGCCGAGCGCCTTCTTCATGTCGGCCAGCGGATCGACCTTGAAGTGCGCGGTCAGCGCAGCGACCGCCTGGTCCTCGGTAGTGGTGGCGCCGAGAGCGAGCGCAGCAATGACGGCGGCGAGCAGCTTGTTCATGGGTTCATCCTCTGCGTGGATTCCGAAGGTGGCGGCGGCGCGCAGCTCCAGTGGCTGCATGCCGTCGATGGCGGGCAGGTTGGTGAGCGCCGCCATCTGGATGTCGAGCACGGCGCCGGTGGTGGCGTCGTAGGTGAAAACCGGGCTGATGTAGCGGTACTCGCCGGCGGCGATCGCATCCTTGGCACGCGCGGTGAGCGCAACCGTGCCGAACAGGCCTTGGCCATCGCGCCATTCCAGGCCGGTGATCCAGCCGGCGGCAGGCGCGGGCTGGCCGTTCTTTTCCTTGTGCAGGGTCTGGTGCTCGTAATCGAGCACGCGCGGATTGGCGCGTTCGGCGAAGCGGCCGATCACTGCGGTGGCCAACGCCTGGTCGATGTGCCAGGCCGGCACTTTCAACTCGCGGCCATCCCAGGGCTTGAAGTCGCCGGCGGGCGTCAGCTGCACGCTCAAGGTGTTGCCGTCGCCCACCTTTGGCAGCTCGAACGCGCAAGCGGCCAGGGCGATCGATGCCGACGGCGCGGCGGCGCACGCGACAACGGCGATGGAAGTGGATAGGCGAGAGACGCGGGGCATGTCGCGCAGATTGCGCGATCACCCTCTGACGATGGGAGCGAAACGTTTCGCCGGTGGATGGGCGCGGAACTTAGGCTCGACGCGCCGGCACAGAGAGTAGCACCAACCGGGAACGTGTCGGCCAAGTCCTACAGCTCGAGGCGGCAGGTTCCGACGCGACGCGTTCCGATTCCCCGACATCGCCCGATGTCGAAAAAGCGGAACATGGTCGCGCCCCGGAAGTCAGGCGAGCCGACGCGAGTGGTCAGGCTGCGGCCGACGTCGGGGCATCCACCCGAAACCGGTGCGATTCGGGAACAAATTGACCCTCCGGCGCAAATGACGGGAGCGCCTCGGCCCCAGACCCCGTTTAAAAGGCGTTTAAATCGCCGCGTGCGCCCCGACAGGGGGGAAGGCCGCGTAATGACACCGCCGAAGGGCGTACAGGCGCTTACAGGCGGTTCTACGGCGATGGCGATCCGCCCCCATCGAACACCTCTTTCATGAAATCCAGCGTGCGCGCCTTGATGCCCTCGCCATCGGACTGGCTGATGCCCAGCCAGACACGCGGCGGGATGCCACCGCCGCCGAACTGCTGGCGCGCACCCTGTGGCGCGGAGGTGCCCAGCAGCAGGGTGTCGCCCACGATCTGCCAGGCCATCCGGTCGCCCAGCATGTGACGGTCGAACACCAGCATCGGCAAACCGGGGCGCAGCTTCTGCTTGCGGCGGGCGTAGCGGGGCGAGAGCGCCGGCCATTCCTCGCCGCCCGGACCGGTTTCCGTGGCGGCCCGGTCGCGCATGGTGCCGAGCAGGTATTCGCCGAGCTCGCCCAGCAGCGGCGCCATGCCCTCGGTGCCCAGCGCATCGATCGCGCGGCCGAGCGTGGCCTTGAGTTCGGCATCATCGACGGTGATTTCAACGCGTGCGCCGGCCATAGATGCTATGCTCCGCTTACAGTGTGGCGGCCAGGACCGCGCTCCGCAGAGCCCCGCACTGGGCCCACGCCGGCCGCGCGACGTGACGGCCCATCATTCGGCTCCGTACCACAGCTCGCCGATCCGCTGCTTGTTCAAGTACTTCATGTCGCGCGTGCCCAGGAAGGTCCAGCCGACGAACTGACCGCGCTGGTAATCCGTCGCAAGCAGCACGCCCTTGCCGTTGCCCAGGTCGTAACCCTTGATCAGCCGCGCGCGCGTTCGCAGCGCGCCCGTCGCAGCATCCTGCTCGGTCATCATCCAAACCTCGAACGGATCCGCGAGCAGATCGAGCAGCAGCGGCAGGAACGGGGTGCGACCCGGATCCTTCGCGATGTGCTCGCCCAGCACCGCGGCGTCGATCGCGATCGGCAGCCCATGTACGTCGAACACTCGATAGTCCGCGCCGAGCAACTCGCGCAACGCCGTCGTGGTGGCCTCGATGCCCTCGACGCGTGGACCCAGCGGCACCGGCGCAGGACGCAGCGGAATCATTGCAGGTCGCCCGATGTCCTCTGCCGTCGTGGTCACCAGCGGTTGCCACTGAGCGGGTGCGGCCGCCGACTCCAGCGCCTGTTCGGCCTGCTGCTCCAGCCAGGTCTCGAAAACATCCTTGCCCGGCGCATAGCCGAAACCGGGATCCACGCCTGCCGGCGTCTCGACGTCGCGCGCGCCACCAGGACTGCGCTGACCCACGGTCACCGACTGCATGTCGATGGGCGGCGCCTGATCGGGTCCGCTCTTGCCCATGTCCGCCAGATCGCGCTTGCTGCGGCCGCGCACTGTGCACTGGCAGCCCCAACCGTTCGGCGGAAAGTGCGAGTGCCACCACGGATCGTCGGCGGACAGCACCAGGCCATTCCACGCCAGGTGCTGCGGACGCGGATGCTGCACGGCGTCGCTGTGCACGTATTCCCAATACGGCACGCGTTGCTTGATAGATTGCAGCTGCTGCCAGCGGCCGGCGGCGTAGGACGTGCGCAGGTTGGTTTCGTAGATCACGCGGCTGCGCCAATTGCGGCCGCCGTTGTAATCCCAGCCGTACTTGGCGACGATCGAATCGAAGCGCTTGCGGAACTGCTCCAGCGTTTCGCCGTTGCCGATCGCGGCATCCACAGCCTGGCGAAAGTCCAGCACCAGGTCATCGCGGTTCGCGCCGGCGACCATGAACGCGTGATCGTGCGCCTGCTGCCACACGTCGAGCCAGCTTTGCGTGTTGACGTTGACCTTGCGCCGAAAGAACGCGATCTGCTCGGCAAAGGGCAGCGAGCCGTAGGCGACGCTAGCCATCGCTGACCGCTCCGACACGACGAATCTCACCTAGCCGCAATGCATTGCGCAGGTAGGAGCAGCGCGACGCACCAGGCGTGTAGAACTCGAAACGCTGGCCGTCACGCTCGAAGGACACATGCCAGCGGCCGGCCCGGTTGCGCGACGCGCACAACCGCGTCCGGCGAGGCGCCAACAGCCATGCACAAACCGAGACAGCCACGCAGTTTCCGGGGAACCGCTTCATGGGCTCACCTTCGACGTCAGGTGCCAGCCGTTGCAGGCCGGGCAGCGGTATACGCGCAGGCTGCGCGTGTTGTGCTTGCCCGCGCAGCGCGCGGCGCGAATGAGTGCGCGTTCCTCGCTGCGATGCCGAATCTTCCGCAGACACGCATCGATGTCCTTAGCGGACGCGTGCACATTGATCGTGCGTTGGCGAAAGGGATGGCGGAACATCAGGTGCCCGCTTCCCGCAGGATCTCGTAACGGCCCGCCAGCGCGGCCGCCGCGAGCGCCTGCTGCATCGCTGCGGTGTATTGGTCCAGTGACATATTCGGCATAAGCGCCATCAGGCCATCGCGCACCTGATCCAGCGTCTGCGACTGCTGGACCAGCGCCTTGATCTGGCCGATCCACTGATCCATCGCCGGCGATACCTGGGCGGAAGTGCGGTCCGCCTGGCGCGCCGGTGGATCCGGAGGCAGCGTGGTCACCGCGCCACCCGCGAGTTGCGCGCTGCCGGCGGCGATCGCCGCATCCTTCAGCAACGAGTTATTGACCGGCATGGCCGGCGACTGCGTGGCCTGCAGCAGGTCGTTGTCGTCTTCGTCGGGCTCGGGGATGCCAAGCATCTCCTGCGCCCACTTGCGCGGGATCTTCATGCCCATGCCGACCAGCGGCGGGAGTGCCCCGGAATACACGGCCAGGTCTTCCGGTTCTTCCACGTTGAACTGGAAGC